GCATCCGCATATATGTACAATGTGACAAAAAATTATCTCACTAAAATTTCACTAATGCAAAAAAATAGGCCCACCCAGTATGTACCTGAGTGAGCCAAAGGAGAAAACGAAAGTGTCCTTAGGGTATACTATAGACAAATAACTAATTATGATTATTCATACTTATACTTATACTATAGCCCATCCCTAAGGGATAATTCATTATACCACTGTTTTACACATCTGTCAACAATAAAATGTAAAAAATTATATTTTTTTGAAAAATGTTGTAAAAGTGCTTGACAAACAAAACGAATCATGCTACTATTCAAATCAGTTGTATGAAAAAGAGGATTTATACTATATGCCATTATTTACAATGAGCCAACTAAAAGGTCCGAATGGCAAGTGTAGAACTAAAAGTTTATTCTATGAGTTGTCATACTATGACACCACTGATGTTATCTTCACAACAAAAGAACATGACATAACAGTCAAAGATAAACTTTACGTGTCCTTACAACAGTTATTCATAAAGATGGTTCCAAATGACCCGACTGAGTATGAGTTTGCTCAGGCGGTTTTTGGTTCTTGGAACGTGTGGAAAGGTATATCCGAAGCTCCACAAATAAAACCTTTTGTCAACCACTGGCGTAACGAAGTAGTTGTCAAAGTTAAATCACAAGCGATTCAAGCTATAGCTGAAGAGATGAAGTCTAACGGAAGAAGCTCGTTCTCTGCAGCTAAACTTCTATTGGATAAAGGTTGGTTAGATAACGATACAGCCTCACAAGCTAAAAAGAAGTTACAGGCTAAAGAACAAGAAGAACAAGATAAACAAGCATTGTCACTATTACAGAACGATGCACAACGATTAGGATTGAAGGTTAACTAAGCATGGCTAAGAAACCAACAGTAACTACAATCACTTCAGGTTTTGCCTCAGTTACAACACTGAACGCTAACTACGAAGCATTGAGAGATGCTTTCGATAATACTATATCAAGAGACGGCAGCACACCCAACACGATGACTGCTGACTTTGACATGAACAGTAACGACATTCTTAATGTCAAAAGTATTACAGATGCTACAGGTGCAGACATTGTAGCAGGAGCTAAGGCAAATGCTGACGCTGCAGCAGCAGCACTAGATGAATTTACAGATTTATACTTAGGTGCAAAAACTGCAGACCCAACTGTTGATAATGATGGAGATGCACTACAAACAGGTGCGCTCTACTATAATTCAGTAGATAAAATATTTAAAGTTTATAACGGTTCAAGTTTTGTTGTAGCTGTAAATGTGTCAACACCTCTTTCTGTTTCAAACGGAGGTACAGGAGCAATCAATGCTGCAGACGCTAGGCTAAACTTGAACGCAGAAGAAGCTGGTACTTCACTAGCTTTAGCAATCGCATTAGGCTAGTATAGGAGATTAAAAATGGCTGATAGCGCAGGTGTAACCCTTCAGGCAACAGTACTGCCTGATGAGATACAAAAAACTTTTTCGTCTACTATGACAGTAGCACCAGCAGACGGAAATGATAAATGGTACTATAAACTAACAAGTGTAAGTAATGCTAGTACAGACCTTATGGCTGGTTACTTCACAGACTACACAGCAGTAGATGATGATACTGCTCCGACTGCAATAGATGCAGCAGACAAAGTAAACTTTCTTTTTGTCAAAAACACTGACGCTGCTGAAAGCGTATACATTGTCTTAGACGGTGGTACAGCTTCTGCTAGTGAAGTTGATGGTATTACACTAGGGCCATCAGAAGGAATGGCTTTACGTTTACCAAACGCAACTGTTGGTAATATTCACGCTATCAGTTCTGCTGGTACAGTAACATGTATAGTATGCGCTTTACTTGACGATGTAGCGTAAGGTAGGTTCAAATGCCTAACACATTTAAGAATTATACTAAATCGTCTGTAGGAACTACTGGTGATGTTGTATACTCAGTTCCATCAGGAACAACTTCTGTGATGATAGGGTGTAACGTATCAAACGTTGCATCCACACAGATCACTGCAGATGTCCTTATGACTGGAGTTCACATTGTTAAAAATGTGCCAATTCCTGCAGGATCAAGTATTTCTGTTTTAGATGGTAAGATAATTCTTGAAGCTGGAGATACTATCGTTGTAGAAAGCGACACACTAAATAGTGCAGATGTAATAGTTAGCGTATTGGAACAAACATAATGGGTGGATACATTGGCAGTCGTGCAGTTACTTTAGTCTCAAACACTGACAGCATTACAGTAACAGGTGACATTACGTTTGATGGGCTATTATCCAACGATGATAGTATTGATGCGGATGTCACTATTCTGTCAGGCAGGAATGCAGCAGTTGTGGGGCCAGTAACAATAAATGCTGACGTAACGGTTACAGGAACGTTGACTATATTATGAGTACTTTGTTTGCAGATACTTTAAAAAATCAATCGGGTAATGGGCCGACTGCTTTAGATAAGCAAAATGCTGCTAAAGTAAAAGGCTCTAAAAATGCTTCTGGTAGTTCAATACTAGGAACATTAAATGTAAGCAGCTTAGATGATGACGGCACTGGTGATTTTGGAATTAATTTTACAAACGCTTTTGCAAATACAAACTATCAAGCAAACTTAACTGTTTTCTCTGGTGTAAGTGCTGGTAATTCTGATGGTCATTTTGCAGAAGCTAATTCTAAAACAACAAGTTCTATAGAAACTCAAACTTGGTATGGTGACGCAAGTACTAATGCAACTTTTATAGATTGGGCTTATGATATTATTATTCACGGAGACTTAGCATGACCTCCATAATAAAAGTTGACACTATACAAAACAAAGCTGGGTCTACAACGTTAGATGCTGACAAGTTGCCAGATATGTATAGTGGGTCTGCAAAGGCTTGGCTTAACTACAATGGATCTACAAATACAATATTAAAGTCTTTTAATATTTCTTCTTTAACAGATAATGGAACAGGCCAACATGACGGAAATTTTACATCAAATATGGATGGTATAAGTTTTTCTGCACCTGCTTGTTGTAGGCAAGGCGGTGGTGCAGGAGATAAACATTATACATCACCTGACGATTCATCAAATATTCGTGTAGTTATTTATAACAGTTCTGGTAGTTTCGTTGATAGCGATAACGTTTCAGTAGCAGTACACGGAGACCTAGCATAATGGCAGGATACATAGGCACAGTCCCAGCACCTCAAGCTACTCAGCTTAGACAGACGTTTACAGCGACTGCTTCTCAGACAACCTTTGGCACTGCTGGCTATACTGTAGGTTTCATTGACGTATTCATGAATGGTGTCAAATTAATAGATGGCACTGATTATACAGCTTCTAATGCTAGTGAGGTTGTTCTTACTACTGGTGCTGCTGTAGGAGATGTCATAGACATTATAGCTTACACTGCTAATGACACTGCTGACCAAAAAGGTGGTGGTAAGTTTAAGGGTGACAGAGGTACGTTTGGTGTTGGTGGTGCTGATATATTTAGGGTTCATGAAAAAGAGCTAAACACTAATGTAACCATAGACGCTACTGAGAACGCTATAGCTGGTGGTCCTTTGACAATAGCTAGTGGTATTACCTTGACTGTTACAACAGGAGGGAACTTGAGCATTGTCTGAGATTAGAGCAACAACAATTAGTGACGAGACAGGTAACGGCCCTATCGCTTTGACTAAGCAGAGTGCTGCTAAAGCTTGGTTGCATTTTAACTATGATGATTTACCAGCACTTAAAGACTCATTCAACGTCAGTAGTTTAACAGATGCTGGGGTTGGTCTTTGTACGATGAATTACACAAATAATTTTAATGATGCAAATTACTCATTTATTGGAATGACTAACGCTTATCATGCAAGAGAAACATCCAGAGCAGTAGGTTCATCTCAATTAAATTCTTGGTACGTTAGTGGTACTGGCGGTCAAAGAACTAATGTTGATTCAACCTTTAATAGTTCTGCATCATTTGGAGACCTAGCATGAGTACTCTAAAGGTCACAAACATCCAAGCTACAGGTGAGACAGCTAGTCGTGCAGTATCAGGTGTTGCCGCAGCTTGGGTAGACTTTACGACTATAACAACTACTGCTGTTAGAGATAGTCTTAATGTTGCTTCATTAACAGACCTTGGAGCAGGTGCTACAACAATAAATTATACTTCTTCAATGAGTTCTTCTAACTATGCAGGAGTTATGTACACAGGTGCAGGTGACGCTAGCACAGCATACAACAACTTTAATAACCAATACTTGGGTGGATTTGGAAGTAAATCAACGTCAAGCATTTCACTAGGTGCTTATAATGCTAGTTTTGTAGATAGCTATAAAAATGATGCAATTATTATGGGAGACCTAGCATGAGCAGTACTCTAACAGTCACCAATCTAACAGCTACTAATCTCACTGATGGTGGTGGTACGACTTCTACGTTTGCTAGTATAAATGAAGGTCATGCTAAAGCTTGGGTTAACTTTACTGGAACTGGTACAGTAGCTATTGATGACAGCACAAATATGAGTAGTGTTACTGATAATTCTACAGGAAGGTATAATCCTAATTTTACTACAAGTTTTGCTACTGCGAATTATTGTGTTACTCATGGATGTCAGTTTGTAAACTTTAATGGTTATTTTCATTCTTATCATACAAAATCAGCAAGCACTGTTGAATTTCTTTTTATCAATACAAATGCTGCTTATGAAGACAGTGCAGATGTAAGTGCTACTTATAACGGAGACTTAGCATGAGTACACTAGAAGTCTCAAACCTCAACGATGGCACAACAACTGTAGCGACTACTTATGTTACTAATGGTTCTTCTAAAGTTTGGATAAATTTTAATGGTTTAACCACAACATCTATTCGTGATTCATTTAATGTATCTAGCGTTACAGATAATGGTACAGGAGATACTACTATCAGCTATACTAGTTCTTTAAGCGCAGCATATAATTATTCAATGGCTGACTATACCTCTTATTACGGAAATCTAAAATTTGCGAGCTTCAGAGGTTTAGGCGGTTCTAACAAATTAGCAGGAAGTGTAAATGTTGTTTCTGGATATATATCAAGTACAGGTGGTAATCTAGCTGCTGAGGATATAGGTGAAATGAACCTTATAATGCAAGGAGACTTAGCATGACCCACGGACATCTTTGGGATAGACTAGCAGAAGCTAAAACAAGACTAAAACCTGTACAGTCTAAGTACAGAGTATTGTTTGAAGACCCTGCTACACCTGACGAACCAGCTAAGGTCTTAGTGCCTGATCCAAACTGGATGGCTTGTGCATTAGAGGGTGGGATACTGCCACCTATAGAGACTTATCAGCGTGACCGTTTAGTTCCTGATGGAGAGCCTAAAGAACATCCATACGCTGAACCTATCGGCAGTATGACAGAAGAGGAAGCAGTAGAATATTTAATTCAAAAGGATATAGATCCGTCAGTATGGCGAGACTATAAAGGAAACAGAACGATCATGAAGATTGTACCTGTCGAATTGATCCCATCGGATCGCTCATTTAGAAACGCATGGAGAATTATGCAATGACTACATACATAAATATAAATGGAGATGTACGAGACGCATCTTCTCTAACAGTACCAACAGATAGAACCTTCAGAGGTGCTTGGACATTCAACGGTGATGTCGTTGAGATTGACATGGCAGCAGCTAGAAACATCCACAAGGATAATCTCAGGGCAGAACGTGCGCCACGTTTAGAAGCTTTAGATGTATCTTACATGAAAGCTCTAGAGGCTGGCTCAGGTGCAGCAGCAATAGCTACACAAAAGCAAACTTTGCGTGACATTACATCTGACGCTCGTATTGCTAATGCAGCAGACGCTGACGCACTCAAAGCATTAGACCTAGACACTCTATTAGGAGACTAATATGTCAAGAGCTAGAGAACTAGCTGACCTTAGTAACGTTATCAACAAGGGTGCTAACTTGCAGCCTAATTTGATAACTAATGGCGATATGTCTGTGGACCAACGCAATAGCGGTTCTTCTGTTACGGCTACACATGGCTCAGATACTTTTTGTCCAGACCGTTACAGATTTATAGAAAATCATTCAGGTAGTTTTAGTCTTCAACAAGTTGAGGATGCCCCAGATAATTTAGAATATTCTATGAAAGTTACTGTAACTGGCACTGATACATCTTTATCAGCAACAGAATTTACAAGAAATATACAACCAATAGAAGGGCAGCACATTAGTCACCTTAACTGGGGTTCTGCTAATGCAAGAACATGCACCCTTACATTTTATGTAAAGTCTAGTGTTACTGGTGCGTACTATATTTCTCTATTTAATAGTGCAGCTAATCGTTCATTTGTAAGTAGCTATACAATTAATACTGCTGATACTTGGGAAAAGAAAACTATTACAATTACTGGCGATACTTCTGGAACTTGGTTAACTACTAATGGTGCTGGTATTTATATTTCTTGGTCACTAGGTACAGGAACAACTTATCAAACCTCTACCTTAAACAGCTGGGCTGGGGCTTTTGCTATGGCAGGGTCAGACCAGATAAACCTTGCTGCAACTAATAGTGCAACTTGGCAACTTACTGGTGTTAGTTTTGTAGTAGGCGATAGCGCACCTGTTACCCATCCTTATGAAAGTTTTGCTGAAAATTTAAAAAGATGCCAAAGGTACTTTGTTAAGTCGTGGTCACAAGGAAGTGCGGTAACAACAAATAACGGAATAATAACTGCTTCTTGCGTAGGTAATGTTAACAGAGCATTTGGAAATGTTTATTGGCCTACAACTATGAGAACATCACCAACAGTAACTTGGTATAATGGTTCAAGCGGCACTGTAAATAAATGGAGAAATGGCTCACAAGGAGTAGACATTACCCCACCCTCACCAAATACAGCTATAGGTGAAAGCGGATACGGCTTTGTTTTAAGTTCTGGTATTACTGCTGTAACTGACACATTGCAAGGACACTATCAAGCGGAAGCAGAGCTATGACAGTTTTTACAAACGCTAAATATATTGCCAACGAAGCCGGTGAGAATACAGTTATAGAAGTTACTATAGACGGTAAACAAACTTCTCATGTGCCTGTTAATCCAGACAACGCTCACTTCCAAGCCATACAAGAATGGGTGGCCGAAGGTAATACGATACAACCTGCAGAGTAATGTCAACACAAGAGCAAATCCGAATAGCTGCTGAAAGTGATCTTGTCACATTCATTAGACTAGTAGCACCAGAGCAAGTACTAGGGCAATGCCATGAGGATGTTTGTAACTGGTGGACAAGACCTGACTCAAAGACACATCAACTTCTACTCTTTCCTAGAGACCACGGAAAATCAAGATTAATTGCTTTTAGGGTAGCTTGGGAGTTGACAAAGAACCCAACTTTGCGTATACTATACATATCAGCTACAGCTAACCTTGCTGAGAAACAACTAGGATTTATCAAAGGCATACTGACATCAGAGATATACAGAAGGTATTGGCCTGAACACGTAAACTTTGATGAAGGTAAACGAACACGATGGACTAACTCAGAGATTATGTTAGACCATCCATTGAGGAAAAAAGAAAATGTTAGAGACCCTTCGATCTTTACTGGTGGACTTACTACATCGCTTACAGGCTTACATTGTGACATTGCTGTCCTCGATGACTGCGTGGTGTATGAAAATGCTTACACAGGTGAAGGACGCAATAAAGTCAAAAGTCAATACTCTCTTCTCTCGTCTATTGAAGGTGCTGAAGCGAAAGAGTGGGTAGTAGGAACTAGGTATCACCCTGCTGACTTGTACAACGATCTGCTACAGATGACTGAAGATCAGTACGATCCAAGAGGTGATAAGATAGGTGAGGATAATATCTACGAGATATTTGAGAAACCTGTAGAAGAAAGAGGTGATGGAACAGGTGAGTTCCTTTGGCCTAGAACCCAGCGCAAAGACGGTAAGTGGTTTGGGTTTGACATGAAGATACTAGCTAAGAAACGTGGTCAGTATCTAGACAAAGGACAGTTCAGAGCACAGTACTACAACGATCCTACTGACCCTGACAACGTACCTGTCTCACCAGATAAGTTTCAGTACTACGAAAGAAAGCATATTAGAGAAGAAAACGGTTTCATCTACTACAGACAAAACAGACTGAATGTATTTGCTGCTGTTGACTTCGCATTTAGTTTAAACAAACGTGCTGACTATACAGCCATAGTGGTGGTAGGAATTGACGCAGACAACAACATCTATGTCTTGGACATCGACAGATTCAGGACTGACAGAATATCTGATTACTTCGAAAACATATTACACATGTCAAACAAGTGGTCATTCAGAAAGCTCAGAGCAGAAACAACAGTCGCACAAATGGCAATCGTCAAGCAACTCAAAGAACTTATCAAGCAACACGGACTAGCCATAAGCATTGATGAGTACAGACCTAATAAGAACCAAGGTAATAAACAAGAACGCATAGCTTCAATACTTGAGCCACGTTATGATAACATGAGTATCTGGCATTACAGAGGCGGCAACACTCAGTTACTAGAAGAAGAGTTGTCATCCAGAAACCCTGCTCACGATGATATCATAGATGCTTTAGCCTCAGTTATTGACATGGCTGTTAAGCCAGCTAGAGCAATACGTAGGAGTAAAGATAACGTGGTACAGTTTAATTCTAGATTCGGTGGGGTATCCTTCTAATGGCTGGAACAACTATTGACCTGCAGACTATGATTGATCCACACAGTCTAGCAGTAGACATTGCAGATCGCTGGACAAAGTGGAACAACGCAAGGCGACCAAAGATTGAAGAGTGGAAAGAGTTACGTAACTACATCTATGCTACGGATACAAGAACTACGTCCAACAGTAAACTACCTTGGACTAACAGTACGACTACACCAAAGCTAACACAAATAGCTGACAACTTACATGCTAATTACTTTGCTGCTTTGTTTCCACAAAAACGTTTCTTTAGGTTTGAAGCACACGATGAAGACTCAGATGTCAAAGCTAAACGTGATGTAATTCAATCATATATGGAAAACAAGATACGTCAATCAGACTTTGAAAATACTGTAAGTAAACTCATCAATGATTACATTCAGTACGGCAACTGTTTTGCTACAGTAGAGTTTGCTAGAGATTATACGGAGTATGAAGATGGAGAACTTTCTGTTAACTATGTCGGACCTAAGCTTGTCAGGATTTCTCCATTTGACATCTGCTTCAACCCAGTTGCTTCAAGTTTCGGAGATAGTCCTAAAATTGTCCGTTCAGTTTTAACAACAGGTGAGCTATCTAGACAAATAGAAGAGACTGTTGACAACGCATACCTGAAACAAATCTTTGACAGGATGTTAACAAACAGAGCTTCAGTAAACGGCTACGGTGGTAGCGATGTGGATGTAGACAAGGCTCACGCATTTACTGCTGATGGTTTTACTAATCTGAACGAGTACTATGAGTCAGACTACGTAGAGCTTATGACATTCTACGGTGACATCTATGATAACGATACTAACACCTTTCACAAGAACAGAGTTATTACTATCGTAGACAGAGCCTACGTAATACTAAACGAACAAAATCCAAACTGGTTAGGTAAGTCTTCTGTCTTTCATGCAGGTTGGAGAGACCGTCCAGATAATCTTTATTCTATGGGGCCACTTGACAATCTTGTAGGAATGCAGTATCGTATAGATCACCTAGAAAATCTCAAAGCTGATGTCTTTGATCAGATAGCTTATCCTATAATCAAGATAAGAGGTGACGTAGAAGACTTTGACTTTGAACCAGCAGCTAGAATATACATGGGTGAAGAAGGTGACGTAGGATACTTAGCTCCTGACCCAACAGCACTAAACGCTGACTTTCAGATACAGAACCTAGAAAACAAAATGGAGATGATGGCTGGTGCTCCAAGAGAAGCTATGGGTATCCGTAGTGCAGGTGAAAAGACAGCCTTTGAAGTACAGCAGTTAATGACTGCAGCAGGACGCATCTTTCAACACAAGACTGCAAATTTCGAAAGGGTCTTTTTAGAACCTATACTAAACGCAATGCTTGAAGCTGCTAGACGTAACATGGATATAGCAGATACAGTTAGAGTTCTTAACGAGGATACAGGACTGTTCTTTTTTCAACAGATTACAAAAGAAGACATCATGGCTAACGGTAAGATTGTTCCTATCGGTGCTAGACACTTTGCTGAAAGAGCGCAAAGAGTACAGAGCATGTCACAACTTTACCAGTTGAAGTTAGCTGATCCTAGTGTTGCTGTTCACTTCTCAGGTAAAGAGTTTGCTAGAATACTAGCAGAAGAGTTAGGTGAACCAGCGTTGTTTGGAGACAATATCTTAGTTTCTGAACAACTAGACTCTGAGCGTATAGCAACTGAAGCTCAGGTACAATTTGAAGAAGAGCAAGATATAGCAATCAAAGAAGGATTATAAGATGCCATACAAAAAAGGTAAAGTACAAAAGTACAAAAACGAAACAAAGAAACCTATGGAAAAGAAAAAGAAACCAATGAAAAAGAAGCCTATGAAGTAAATGAAGGCTGCTTGGTTTAGAGGATGTAAGACGCAGGAGGACAAGGACAAAGTTAAACAAAAGCTTATGTCTGACAGAGATAGCCTCCTGCATCTCGAATCAATTCTTGAGTCTATGCTTGAGGATAGACCGACTACGATGGATTATGATAGTCCTTCTTGGTCACACAAAATGGCTGATCGTATCGGCTACAACAGAGCACTAACCCAAGTGCTTGATCTTATTAACCTAGATAAGGAATAAAATTATGGTATTTACTACTGATAATACTGCAACCACACAGGAAGATCAGAACAACGAGAATCAAAGTCAGGAAACCCCTATACAGGAATCCTTTCTTGATAAACTCGTTCAGGCAAAGGGAGAGAACTGGAAAGACCCTGAAGTGTTAGCCAAAGGTAAGTTAGAAGCTGATGGTTACATTAAAAATCTTGAAGACCAACTCAGTCAAATGAGGGAAGACTTGAAGAAACAGGAATACAAAAACGAAGTTCTCGATCAACTTCAGACCAAGGCCGCTGAAACTACTGCAGCGACTAATGAAGTGCCTAACAATAACAGTAGCACTAAAGATCAGAATACCACTGCAACCTTTAGTGAGGAAGACCTGAAGAGCCTTGTAGAAAAGACACTAGGTCAGCGAGAGTTAGAAGCCAAAGTTCAAGGCAACCTAGAACTCGTTGATAAAGAGCTAGAGGGAAGCTTTGGCACTGAAGCCAAGGCTCAAATCGAAAAGAAAGCTGCAGAGCTTGGTATGTCAATAGATCGTTTACGTGATATTGCTGCTGAGTCACCCAACGCATTCTTCGCTCTTATAGGTGAGAACAAACGTCCAGCTAATCCTATGGTTGCTGGGTCAGTTCGAACCGAAGGTGTCAACATGCAGTCCTCTACGGAGCGAGATTTTAATTACTATCAGAAACTACGTAGAGAAAATCGTAACTTGTACTATTCAGCTAAGACGCAGCAACAAATGTTTGAGGATAAAGCTCGGCTTGGCGAAAAGTTTGGTGCATAATTAAAGGAACTTAGACATGGCAATGACCACATCTAATACCTCGTTCCTGCAACGTGCTCAGGTCTATTCATCAGAATTAAAAGAAATTCTGCGTGACGAGATGATGGCACAACGATATGTGCGTATGCTTGATGGTTTTCCTGACGGAAACACTTTCAACATTCCATCTATCGGTCAGGCACAGGTAGACAACTACTCAGAAGATAGTGCGGTCACCTATCGTCCACTCGACACAGGTAACTTCACCTTCACAGTCGATAAGTATCTATCATCAGCTACTTATATGACAAAGAAAGCAGAGCAAGACACATTCTATTCAAACGAATTAATGTCACGCTTTGTACCAGAACAAGAACGTGCAATCATGGAACACTTCGAGACAACAACTCTCGCTGCTCCTGAATCTGGCGTTTCAGCTAACTCATCTGAAGCAATCAACGGCATCTCAATGCGTGTTGGTTCTACAGGTACAGGTGAAGTTATCACCTTGAAAGAGTTTGCTTATGCACGTTACGCTTTGAAAAAACAAAGTGTTCCAGACAGCAACTTGGTAGCTATCGTTGATCCGTCTGTTGAGTACACACTTAACACACTAGCTAACCTAACAAACGTGCAAAACAACCCACGTTTCGAAGGTATTGTTCGTGACGGTATAGCAACAGGTATGCGTTTCGTAGCTAACATCTACGGCTTTGACGTATATTGTTCAAACTTTCTACCAACAGCAACTGACAACGCACTACCAGACTTAGCTGCTGCTAACCAAGACTACTCATCAACAAACGGTGTAGTTAACTTGTTCTTCTCAGCAGACCAGTCTGTAAACCCATTCGTGGGTGCGTTCCGTCAACAACCTGAAGTAGACTACGATTATAACAAAGACTTCCAAAGACATGAGTTTGTAACAACTGCTCGTTATGGTGTCAAGTTGTATCGTCCTGAAAACATGGTTCGTGTTGTCACGAAACCAACAGTAGCGTAAGGAGGACTAACTAATGGCATATGTTAATGCAGACGGTCTAGAAATTCTTGCCGCAGGTGATGCAGGTACTGCAGCGAAGCGTGGTACTTCACTTTCAAGTCAAAAGAAAGCATTAGTGATGACAATCACAGGAACAGAAGTTCCTTCATCTGTGGCTACACCACAAGATCATGATGCTTTTATCCCAGCAGGTTCGTACATCACTGGTGCTCACCTTATTGTCACAACAGCTTTCACCTCAGGTGGTTCAGCTACATTGACAGTAGGTACTTACCAGCAAGATGGTACTGTCGTAGATGCTGATGGCATTGACGCAACTGTTGCTTTGGCTGCTCTTGCAGCTAACAAAGCAGTAGCTTGTGACGGTGCAGCAGTAGGCGGTACAGCGACTGTTGGAGCTAACGATGTTTATGTCGAAGCTATCTATGGCACAGCAGCATTTACTGCTGGTGAAGCCAAGTTGGTTATCGAATACATCGAGCCTTAAATAAGCTTTGGGTGTTCCTTCGGGAGCACCCTACTTAACTAGGAGATTTTAATGGCAAACGTAAACCACTCTACTCTTACTGATCCATACCTTCACGAACCAAAAGGCGTTGCCGCAGCAAGTAGTGGTGACGTTTACCTAGCTAACGGTTCTGGCTCAGGTTCTTGGACATCTAGACAGTCCATGTTAACAGTTCAGTTTCCAGATATTTCTAGCGCAAGTGATTTGTATGTACCTATGCCTTACGCAGGAACTATAACTAAAATACAAAGTGCTTTGACAGCAGCTATATCTGGTGGAGATGCTGTATTTACTGTGACTAATTCAGCAGGTTCTTCGATGGGAACCCTTACTATAGCTCAGTCAGGTTCTGCAGCAGGTGATGTAGATACACTAACACCTGCCTCAAACAATACAGTAACAGCAGGAAGTTTTATAAAGATAGCGTGTGCTGGTGCGCCAAGCTCACACGTTGAAGCTTGTATAGTTATCTGCGTGGATGGATCATAATGAAAACAACTTTGTTACAGCTAGTACAGTCTATCTTGTCTGATATGGACTCAGAAGAAGTTAACGGTATCTCTGATACTATAGAAGCAAAACAAATAGCTTCTGTTATAGAAGATACTTACTACAATATTATTGCAGCTAGAGAAATACCAGAACACAACAAACTACTTTCACTAACTGCTGTATCCAACTCAGCTAAACCAACGCACTTCAAGTACCCTACTAGAACTAAGGTTATAACTAGGATTGATTATAACGTAGGCACTATTGCAGATAAAGACTTTAGAGAGATAGAGTTTGTAGACCCTATGACATTTATTGATAGGATGAGCGAGACTGGTTTACTTGTAGAAACATTTGACGGTGCTGTAGATATATATGTTCTAAATGATACTGCACCTTCTTATTACACTTCATTTGACGATGAGTATATTATCATGAATGGTTATGAAGCAGACAAAGAGGCTACACTACAAGCTGATAAGACAAGAGCTTGGGGTTCAACTTATCCAACCTTTTCTCAGACAGACAGCTTTGAACCTGACTTAGATAACACACTAATGCCTTTACTCTTGGCAGAAGCTAAGTCAACTTGCATGAGTTTATTTAAAGGTGGTCCTGACCCCAAGATTGATCAGGCTGCACGTAGGCTAAAGTCTTACGTACAAAATGATCAGTATAAGACAAGAGTAAAATCAGTAAATCAATACGGAAGAACCTGATGATTGATATAGAGACCGACACAGTAAACCAACGCTGTGTTATAAAGTCTGACAAGATGTTGTCAGAAATTTATGTAGAAAAAGAAGACAGTGGATACATCTTTTTTAGAGTTACATTTGAAAAAGGTAAAGTACCACAAGAATTATCAGGCAGATACTCAAGCCTAGAAAAAGGTAAACAAGCTGTAGAAAGTTACCTAAGAGATAAAGTAAAGACTAAAACTCTTCAACGTAATGAGTATGCAGACAAAAGAGAGATAGAACGTAATGGCTCAAAGTCTAAGTCAAAAGGCAGTTAATAACTTTGTAAAAGGTTTGATTACAGAAGCTGCTGAACTTACGTTTCCTGACGGTGCTTCTGTTGATGAATTAAACTGCGACTTACGTAGGGATGGTACTAGACGTAGGCGACTAGGTGCAGTATACGAAAGCAACAACACACTGTCTAGTTTTACTATGACTGATTCAGAAACTATAGCCACAGGCGATTGGATAAACGTTGGTGGTGATGCTGACTTAGAGTTTTTAGTGTTGCAAAAAGGTAACACATTATATTTCTACAACAAAGGTGATCTACCTTATTCTGCTCAAGTAGAAACAAACTCTGTAAACTTGTCAAGTTACGAACAAGCAGGTTCTGCTGGTGCTGAAAATGCTAAGTGTCAGTTCACATCTATCAAAGGTAACTTGGTTGTATCTTCACCAGAGATAAATACTATAGCAATTCAGTATAGCTCAGGCACATTTACAGTTACTCAGATTACCTTTGAAATTAGAGATTTTGAATATCAAGGAAACACATCAGAGTACTATGAAGAAAAATCTTCTCCTTCTCAAGACAGAAAGTATGATACTCAAAATGCTGGTTGGGTAGGAACAAAAGGAGCAGCAGCTTTATCAACTTGGTCATCAGCAAACTCAAGCAAACATCCTCCTTTAACTCATCCTTGGTATGCAGGTAAAGACTCTAATGGAGACTTTAGTGCTACAGAGTGGGATAGAATTTATGGTGGTACTACACTAACAGGTAACGGTCACTTTATCTTAGACTTCTTTACTAAGAACAGAGGGTCTGCTTCAGGTCTAACAGGTTTAACCAAGATGACAGATACAGAAACCTCTAGGTTTAGATGTGCTGAATCTTTTTCTGGTAGAGTTTTTTATGCAGGTATTGACAGTGCTGAAAATGCTGGTACAATACTGTTTTCTAAAGTTGTTGAAACAGTAGATGACTTAGGTGTATGTCACCAACAAAATGACCCTACAGCAGAGTACTTGTCAGACTTGTACGCTACAGACGGTGGTGAACTAAGGATACCTGACGCTGTTAAAATACAGAGACTGTACGCTTACCAAAACTCTCTCTTTGTATTTGCTGAAAATGGTGTATGGCAAATCTCTGGTGTTGACGGTGTATTCAGAGCTACAGAGTTTTCTATCAACAGGGTTACTAGGGTTGGTATCCTACAGCCTGAAACATTTGTTGAAGCAGAAGGTATTCCTTTTTGGTGGTCAAGATTTGGCATCCACACATTAACAACTGACGATGTATCAGGGCAAGGTAAAGAACAAAACTTAACTATTCCTACCATACAAAGTTTTTGGGATGCTATTGATCCTGATGCTAAACTAAAAGTTACAGCAGTTTATGATGGTATAAACAAAAGAATATACTGGGGCTATCCTGATGCAAGTGAAACTGTAGAGTCAAAGATAAACAACTTTCTTATACTTGATGTACCTCTGCAAGCTTTCTTTCCTTGGAAGATATCAGATCAAACATCTAACACTGATGCTGTAGTAGGACTAGCTTTTTATTCAGGCTATGGTGCTAAAGAATTAGACCTTGATGTTCTAGCTAACAGCAGTGCTGATGATGTCCTTACAGCTTCAGGCGGTACAGATGTAAATGCAGGTAGCTTTGTAACTAGCACCGTGTACATAATTAAAACTGTAGGAACTACTGACTTTACTGCTGTTGGAGCAGCTAACAACAATGTTGGTACAGTCTTTACAGCTTCAGGCGCAGGTACAGGTTCAGGTGTAGCAACAACAGCAAATGACGTTGTGTCAACTCAAATATCTACTACAACTACAGGTGATCCAGCTATCATACTTATTTGTAGAGATGGTGGTACAAACAAAATAACTATGGGTGCTTTTACTAGCATAGGGTTTTTAGATTGGGGTGATACTAACTATAACTCTTTTGCTGAAACAGGTTATGACTTTATAGGGGATGTTATAACTAAAAAGAATGCGCCATATATTGTAACATATTGTAGGTTGACAGAGACAGGATTTACTGGTAATCCTACTCTAGGTTTTGAATCAATAAGACCTTCATCATTAAAGGTTTCTGCTGCTTGGGATTTTGCTGAAAACTTTGGTACTAGTCAACAGGTGTACAGACTAAAGTTTCCAGTAATACCTAATCAGAATGACCTAACAGACTTTGACTATCCTGAGGATGTCATTACATCAAGAGTAAAAATACGTGGACATGGACGATCCATGAGAATTAAATACGAAAGTGAACAGGGTAAAGACTTCTTGCTCCTAGGTTGGGGTATGATACAAGGAAGGAACCCTAGATACTAATGACTGAATATACAATTAGGGATGCTACCCAAGAGGATGTCTTGGATATTGTCCTAGCAGTAAAACAATTCTGCAAAGAAATACCTCATCCAGCTTGGTCTAAGATAAATACAAACAAGATTAACCAATTAGTTACTACTCTGATAGACCATGAGTTAGGTTTTGTAAAACTTATAGACTTTGATGGAGAAATAGTAGGTGCTTTAATAGCTATGGTTTCTGAGCTACCTATTAATGATTTTAAGTATGCCCAAGAGTTAATGTTTTGGGTAGACCCTAAACATAGAAATGGTAAGACTTCAATAAAACTGATAAACGAGTACACACTTTGGTCTGAGCAAGCAGGGTGTAACTTTGCTAGATTATCTGAGTTAGATAATGTTCTTAGTAGTAAAGCTGGTGTATTGTTTAAACGTAAAGGCTATAAGCCTATAGAAACAGCTTATATAAGGGAAATATAAAATGGCAATTTTTACAGCAATAGGTGGTGCTCTAATAGCTGGAGCAGGTGCTGTTGGCTTAACAGTAGGTGCTACTGCTTTTACTGTTGGTGCTGTTGCAGTAGGTGGAGCAGCTACAGCATACGGTGTTAGTCAATCAAGAAAAGCTGCTGATTTAGGTAGAGAATCTGTTAGGATACAAAGAGAAGCTGCTGCAACACAAAGAAGACAAGAAGCAGCTAGAGAAACCAGATCAAGAAGAGCTTCTATTAGGTCTTTTTTAAGGCAAAGAAAAAGAATAGAAGCTGCTGGGGTAGGTGGGGCAGGTACTGCAGTATCAGCAAGAGGTGGTGCTCTAGCAGGTTTGTCATCTCAACTAGGAGCTAACCTAGGATTTAGTACAATGATGTCAGGACTTAGCTCACAGTACTCTAGCCTTACTCAACAAGCTTCTATGCTTCAAGGTCAAGCACAGTATGCTCAAGCTTTAGGTAACATAGGTTTTTCAATCGGTTCATCGGTTATGCCTTCTGGTGGTTTGGGTTCTTTAAATTTAAGTGGTATGACCCCAGATACTGCTGGTCCAAGAGGATACACTAGAAAAAGGTAATTAAAATTGGTATCTTTACTCTCTCTAGATCAAAAGGTTTTCAACGAAGAAGTCTTTAACAAAAAACTTTTAGACTTTTCTGAACAAGAAGAAAAACCTTTTAATCGTAAAAGCATTGTCGAAAGACAAAAGGCTCAGGAAATAGCTATAACAACTAATATTCCTGTAGACCAGATCGAGGCTGAACGTGCTACAGGTGACAATAGCTCAGAATCTGCAGCAAAAGTAGAAGGTCTTAACGTAGACTACGCATTGGCTATAGACCAAGGCTACAGAGATGGTATGACTGCTGAACAGTTAGCATCTATTATCGAGCAGAGAAAAGAAAAAGGCGAGAATATGACTATGCCTGAGTATTTGCTCCTACAAAACCTTATGTTGTCTGACAACGATGTCAATCCTTACGCAACTAGAACTCTAACTAATATGAACATCTGGAATAATCTAATCCAGAAAGAACTAGAAGCTAACGATCAGACAGGCTTTGGTAAAGTAATGACGTTTCTTGACGTAAATGTTTTACGTGAGATAACTATAGGTGCTTTTGAAAACGTAACCTTCAGGTCTAATCGTGAAGGTAAAGAAATAAGAAAAGCTTTCAACGATTTAACACCAGATGAGTTTAACAAGTGGGCTGCTGAGTATATCGAAGAAAGAAAGAATGAAGGTTTCTTCCGTACAGACAACATCTGGAACCTTTACAAGATGGCTAACGATGCGACTTACTTAGGTGATGACCCTATGGCAGGAGCTATGGCACTCTTTGGTGTCCTTGATATAGCAACAATAGGTTCTTCTAAGATAATCACTGGTCCTGCCAAAGGTATGATTACTACAGCAAAAGAACGAGGACTAAAAGCTGTAAGTTTAACTAAGTCAAAGTCACCAGTTGACACTGTGGCTGTCATGGGTGATGAGGTTCAGGCTGCTAATGTCGCAAATAAACTTGTGGATGACGCTGGTGTACAAACAGATCAGATAAATGCAGGTAGAAGCCTATCTCAAGACTTAGATCCTGTACCAAGCCCAACAGAAAGACCTAGTTTAGTAGTTACTAGACAGGCTGGTCTTAAAAACTTTATCATTGAATCTCTAGAGGAAATGAATAAAAGAGGTAGCTTTGGTGAGTTACTTCCTAAGCCTATACTAGACGAGTTAGCAACTACCACAGCAAGAAGAATAGCTGATAGAACTAACGACACACGTTTAAATAGCTTTGTAAAAATAGCTGAAGGTTCTGACGATTACAAAGTTGTTGTCAGATTAGGTAAAGACGGTAGTGGTGCAGCGTTTAGACGTAAGATGGATGCTGAAGCTATAGCTGCTAAAGACCCTAGCCTAAAGGTTGTTAAAAAAGAACAAGGAAGAGGCTGGTTTGTAGAAGCAGAGCAAAGACTAGACATAGCAGAACAAGCTCCTATTGCTGAAATAGTACAGAAAAGTGATTTTATTAGAGACACTATAAACAAAACTATAGGAGCAGCTACTGTAAGACTAGGTGACAAACTAGGGGCTAAGTTTTTACAGGCTGAGGCTGGTCAAGCTCTAATAGGTAAGCTAGTAAAACCTTACGCAAA